TTGTTTTCGGTTTTAGATGATTACTGCGGGGTTTCGGTACGGGTGAATCAGAAGGTGCAAGCGGAGCGGACTGTTCAACGGGGAGCGCCCAGCCAGGCGGTTTTTCCCAGTTTATCCGCTCGTACCCGCGCAAAATCACCAACGCATGGGCGTATACCATCAGGTCAAAGGCCTTATTTTGCAATAGAACTAACTTATTGATATTTAATAATTAAGTTGAATAAATCTACCATTGTTTTTCACGCTGCAATACACTTAGCAGTACACAGTGAATACATCACTTAGAAATGACTTTTTTGATACATTGTCGAAATTATGCACGTATATGCAATTTTCACTTTAAGGAGTGACGATGAAAATTTTTTTAGCGCATGCCAAAGAAGATGAAGCAGTTACTGAGTCTATTTACGAAAGGCTAAAAAATATTGGATATACGCCATGGATGGATATAAAAGATATTCCAGGAGGAGTAAACTGGGACTTCGAAATACAAAAAAACTTTAATGCGGCAAACATAATAATATTAATATTGAGTAATGTTAGCATTAGTAAGAATGGTTATATCAGGCGAGAAATTAACGACGCCATTGAGAAGTTAAGGTATTATAAACAAGATGATATTTTTATTATACCCTTAAGAATTGATGATTGTGAAGTGCCTGATTTCATATCTAGTAAATTGCAATTTATAGATTTTAAAAGAATTGATAGTTGGGATAAACTAGAAAAATCATTGGCGATTGCGGCGTCACAGCAGAACTTAGAATTAACGCAGGGGGTCTCATTCGGACCGTTTAACTTCATTAGTGAAGCAACTAAAGAGGTATATGACCGTGTTCCAGGACATGAGATTGAGATATCTTATCCAAAAATTGAAAGTAAAACACTTCCTAACTCAGCGAAATTGATCTCTCAGTACCTCTCAGGGAGAACATCCAATTTAACTTTTCTAAACCGGACGTCGCCGTGGGGAGCAAAGTTCCCGTTTGATGAAAAAATTAAAAGTTCATATACTAGCTTTTATAATGAGGGTTACAATATAGCCCACTGCAACCAGAATATAATTAGCATTCTTCATGGTATACATTGGTATGGCGCTGGTGCGGCACATCCAAATAGTAATTTTGAAACAAGTAATTTTGTCATTACAAACGAAGACTACGCATATAAATTTCAACTCTATGATTTATTTAAAGATGGATGGAGCGAGCTTGCAGTAAATAAAATAAAAGAAAGAATAAAAATCGACTGTGAACGTGAATATTGGGAGAAAACAGGCGAAAAACCAACGCAGTCAGACCTTGATACATTCACAGATGGTATTAATACAAGTGACTTGAGCAACTTCACACTCGATAGGGATGGGCTCACTTTTCACTTCGCACCATATGAAATTCACTGCTATGCATTAGGTACTTGGCAATTTTTCATATCTTTCTACGAAGTGATTGATTTCATAGAAACAGAGGGGATATATTCTTTGACGAGGAATTGATTCGGCGTTTTTAATACAAAAAATTATTAATTTTGTCTTTGTGGGGTTAAATTAAATGGGTAATGTTAAAATTGGTCTGCCGATCGTTAATGGTGACTACTGGCCTCTGGCTGATGAGTCGTTAACATCAAAGGAAGTAGTAACTTCGGTCATCGGCGATGATGTCGGTGCTCCGCCTAACTATCTGGAGATAGTGGTAACTACAGATTCAGGTAAAAAGGTGCAAGTAATCATCCCTTACTCTTCCTCACATGCAATAGTAAAAATCGATGGTGAAACATTATAAGTATTAAATTTAAATGATTCAGAATTTAGCATGAAAATTTTCCCGCATAAGATCTATGCGGGAGCCAATCTCAAGCTTGATTAATTCCCCCCTGACCACTTTTAATCCTGCTTTGCTTCGTTTGTCACCTCTGACAGGTCTTTCAACAGGTATAAAAGCAATAAACTGATAAGAATCAGTAACAACAACCTGCGGAATATGCTGACTCGATAAAATTCACCAGAATCGGCTATTAATTACCCTTCTTGCGACAACTGACAGCGGGTAAATCGGGTGGGCTTTCCTCAGTTTGGCAGGCTTAATATTATGTTTCTTAATGACTTTTGCTACTGTAGCCCGGTCAATTTCCAGAAAGCGGGAAATTTCACTGATGCTGCATACAGGGACGCCGTTCATCACCTCGAGCGCAACCTCATTCTCACTCAAAACTCGCAATCTCATTGATATATAACCTCTTATCTAAACTCACTAGTTGATGATGATGATGACGATCGAAATACGAAAACTAGCCGTTTTCCGCGAGTCCGCCGCCCCGTGGCAGGCACTCCCGCCGGGAGTACCTTTCATTTTGAATCATTTCATTTGCAACTAAATCACGCTTGCCCGGACGATTTGACCAGCCCGCGATAATCCAGCGCGGCCACGCCTGCATCGATGCGCACCTTCCATGCAACGCCATCAACCGTGAAGCCCTGCTGCTCTTCCAGGTAAGGCGTATCCATGCCATCCAGATAAGCCACCTCGATGGTGTCGCTGCCCTTGGCTGATGCCACATACCATTGCTGCGCGTTCTTCTTATCCAGTCTTGGCTCAACAATGACCTGACCCATATTCTGCACCGTGTTGGCTACCCCGGCGTTCTGATTGAATACCGGATTGGTATCGCTGCCCACGGTCTGCGTGCCGATCTGGAACGGTGAGGATGTTGATTGCACAGTCCGCATGGCTGCACCTTCCAGCGCGGCAGGGACAATGATATAAGCCGGGGTCACGTTCAGCGGGTTGCCGTCTGCATCTTCCTGCAGGCGCATAGCCTTACGCGCCTCTGTCAGGCCGTCCATGTCCATGCCCTTAGCAATCAGGTTGTGATGGTCAGCGTGGAACAGCGCCTTACTGTCGGTGTATTTAGGGTTATCGGTCAGCACTGCATAGACCAGGTTGCCGACTGTGCGTGACGCGGCGCGACCCATCAGCTGCGGGATAGTCGTCAGCTGTGACAGATCATCATTGATAATGGCCTGGCGCGTGATGGAGAAGATATTGCCGTAGGTGGCCAGCGCGATTGGCACACCGTGGTCGCTGGTGGTCACATACTTGTACTCGGCACCCTCCGGCACCTTGTCCAGCGACGTGAACCCGTTCAGGCCAACGCGCTTAGACTCATGAAAGTTGGAGAGTGAACCTGTCTTCGTCCAGCTCTGGAAGGTTTCGCCGCTGTCCTGCCAGCCCATCAAGACAGACTTCTCTGCACCACCGGCAAGGATGGAAGAAAAGTCGCTGGTGGTATGGGTGAACGCAAGGTTCACAATCTGCATGCGGTTGCCGAACCCCGCAACGCTGATCCCGCGGTCGGTCAGAGAGGCTTTCGCCATATCAAAGAGCGACATCATGGTGTAAGGGTTGCCGCGCTCTGCCTGGTCATGTCCGAGCCGCGCATAAAGACCCTGTCGGATGCCGTCGCCGGTGATGTTGCCGTTACCTGCGTAAATGTGTGCATTGCTGCCGGTTTTATTGGACGGGGTGGCATCTTTGCCCATCAGCGCCAATAACTTGTCTTTGGCCTGATCAATGGTGCAGGAGGCGTCTTCGACACAGGTTGATTGCAATTCCTGATGGCGGCCGCCGAACATGGCAAACAGGTCCTTAATGCCGTTGATACGTTGTTGCTCTGGTGCTGCCTGCGGGGTAACTGAACCCTGTGGCCCGGTGATCATGTTCTTCAGTGCATTTGGCATAGCTTCGAATTCCTCAATTCTTTTTGATTCCAGACGAGCCATGACGTTTACCGCTGGCTCCAGTTCATCGGCAAACCCCTGCTCGACACATTCACGACCATTGAGCCAGGTCTCCCCCTCGAGCATCTGCGCCAGCTCGTCGGCAGATTTGCCCGTTTTACTGGCATAGGCTGGGATGAGCACGGCCTCAACCTTATCCAGCAGATCGGCGTAGTCGCGCATCTCTTTAGCATTCCCGCCAGAGATGCCCCAGGGCTTGTGAATCATGAGCATGGCATTTTCAGGCATCACTACTTTGTCGCCGGCCATCGCGATAACCGAAGCCATAGACGCAGCCAGGCCATCGATATGCACGGTCAGATTGGCGGGGTGTTTTTTCAGAAGGTTGTAAATAGCGATGCCGTCGAACACGTCACCGCCCGGGGAATGAATAAACAGGCTGATTTGCTTTACCTGTCCCAGCGCGGCCAGCTCGTCGGAGAACTGACGGGCGGTAATGCCCCACATGCCGATTTCGTCGTAAATCTTGATTTCAGCAGCGCCAGCCGCTTTAGCCTTGATGGAGAACCAGCTTTTCATAGCCATGCCCCCAGCGACGCGTTGTACCAGTAATGCACGCTGTTGCGGACAATTTGCCCTTTAGTCGGTACCGGCATTTCAGGGCGGTTTTTACGGCACCATTCCTGATAAGCCTCAATCTTGTTCATCGTGTCAGCGTCGATATGCACGGCCTGACCTTTCTTTTTCGTCGGCATTCTTACCCCTGATATTCATACAGTGTTGGTGCAAGAATCTTACGATCAATTATTTTTATCGTAAAGAGCAATTTATCTAATCGTTAATGGTGAGGCATAAAAAAAAGCGGCCTTAGCCGCTGAAAATAAAAGTTAAGGGTAAAATTAAGCGCCACCAATATGTCGTCGTAGCACTTTGTCTGCAGCCAATACCTGTCCTCTCGAGCCGGTTATTGTCGTTGTGCGCATGAACAATCCCGACCGCTTTACCTCAACATCAGCAATTAACTTCACCATCTCTATAGCGCCGTTCACATTGGTAGCGTTCAACCAAGATGAAGTCACGGTGATCACTGCGGTTTTGTCATCATCTTTTAGTTCTATTTTCACGAGATATCCTTAAAAACTTAGTTGCCTCTATCCCAGGGATAATGATTAGCAGCATACCTCTTTCCTGTTTAACCAAATCGTTTAAAGCGACAGTTTTCTGCACCGATTGAGATAAAAAATAAATTATGCTTTTAAGTCTCCACCTCTCCACCTAAGGCATTTTCTTCATTTAAATCATAGTATTGATGGGTGGTTAGTATATTTTCAAGTCTCCTCAAGTCACCACCCCAACTCACCACCTTTTTGGTTTATGAGTGGAGAGGTGGAGAGTAGGTGGAGAGTTGAAACCAAAGTATCCACCCATTAAGCATATGTTTTTTGACACATAATTTAATGAGTGGAGACGGGTGGAGACTTATTTAATAAATTTTATTCTGTACCCCCTGTTGCGGCAGGTAGCCACTCCTCGGCATCCTCAGCCAGCCGGATGTTTGAACGCATATTTCCCTTGGTACTTTTCTTTCTGATGTATTCCTTCCCATACTCAGCCATCGCGCCAGCCATATCCGTACCGAACCGGGTAAGTGATACCGGCCTGTTAAGCCCGTTACTCTGCATATAGGCCAGATAGGCGTGATACAGATACTTGCGCGGGCTGAACGGAATGATGCTGGCATTGCCGATAAACATACCGTCGCACTGTACAGACGCCATCAGGTAACCGCAGAAGTCCACCAGCGAATCGCCCTCACGCTTTATGGCTAATGCCTCCTCTGATTTCTGCTGCTCGAACAAAAGGCGCTTAGCCTCTGACTGATCCGCAAATCGAGTCAGCAAATGGCGGATTATCACCGGTAATTCAGCCTCTATCTTTTCGGGCAACATCGGATCACGCTCATTCTCTGGCACAACCTGCGAGAAATTGAATATCACCCGCCGCCGCGATATGCCGCCGCTCCGGTCGCTGAATGACATAGCGTTGTTATTGACGGCCAGAATCACAGCCGGGATCCGGGTCGAATAAGGGGCTTTGTGTTTTGGGTCAATAGCCACCTTGTCACCGCCGGTTATGGCCTTAATTCCTGCACCGTCACCGGCATAGCGGGTCATGTCCGGCATGATAATCAATGAGAACCCGACAATCAGCGCCCTTTCTCGCGGCTCTTCCAATGCCTTCATGCTGGCTGATACCGTGTTGCCCTTCCCGGCCAGCATTGTGCAAATCTCGGCCATGACGCTTTTACCGCTGCCACCCGCGCCAGTTACCTCAAGGAACAGCTGCCAGTCATAACGGTTTGCCATCACCATATATAGCGCCGCCAGTACCCTATCGGCTTTTCGTTCATTTCCGGCCGTTGACCAGGTGAGCCACTTCCAGAACGCTGGCGCATGAGTGGCCAGGCTCTCGCCTTCCTCGGCCTGAATGAACTCTACATCACTGGCGATCAGCAACCAGTCGGCCTGGTTGTGTTCCCTGAATACTCCTTCTCGGGTATCAAAAACCCCGTTACTGAAACCAATCAGATTGCGGGCGGTAGGCTCCATCAGTTGCAGGCTCAACTTCATGGTGTCCACGGCGTTCTTCATGCTCGGCATTGAATACGGAACCCGAGATTCCATGAAGATAGCGGCCATTTCCCGCGCCAGCGCTTTATCAGAAACCGGATCCCAGATAACGCCGTTGTAGTGATGTACGGTATCCGAATCACCATTCAGCGCCAGCCGTCCGTCAAAATGCGCCAGCAAAACTTCCCCGCGCTGGCTTGGCCCCATCTGATTAAGCGTCGGTGTCCCACCATCCACAGCGACAAATGGCTCTGCTTTTTTGTTCGATTTCTTGACGACTGGCGCAGGGAACAGGCGGTTGATCCGCGCACTGTCACAAAGTAGTGCCTTAACGTCATTTTCTCCAAGATACTTAGCCACCAACTCTGTCCTGGCTTTCTTCTGCTTTTCAGTGTCAGTCAAGATCAAGCCACTCTCACAGAGCGATTCATAAGTTGCACCAGCACCAGGAACAAGGGTCTTTAACTTCTGAGCCAGTGCGCCGAAAGTGGTGGCTTTGTCGCGGTGACGGGCGGCGGCCGCGCTGGCCTCTTTCTTGTCGATTGGGTGGCCGTTGATCCACCGATAAACGCAGGAGAACAATGCATCAGACATGATTTCCGGCTCTAAAACAGACATGCTCATAGCTGCGGCCTCCGTGTCATAGTGAATTTACCGATCAGCGGGTGATACCAGTACTTGCTGCGGCACTGGCGTTTTGCACCTTTGATGATGATCAGCGCCGCCTCGCGGAATTTAGCTTCATGCACCGCATAGCTGGCGCCATGACGGACAATCAGCACCCCGCTGTTTCTTGCCAGTTCCTCAGCCTTCTTGGTGGATATGCCTATCTCAGCCGCCATGGTGGTGAGCGGGGCCATACCTTCTGGGCAGGCATCCTTCCGGGACATTGCCGCAAGCGCCAGCTCAAGGGCGGCAACACGTTTTTCCAGCTCGTTAAATTTGATTGGGCTGATCATTTGGTTCCTCCCCGGCGTTTTAATTCGTAATCGGCGTTCTCACGGTTCTGATCAAGGGCCTGCATCAATCGTGGCAAGTGCTTCAAAGCGCTACTTAAACCCATCATGTCTCTTCGGCATTCTTCATCTGAATATTCGTCACTATCACAAGCTTCCATGGACAAGCAGCCCAGGGTGGTAAGTGCGAAAACTATTCCTGATGCAGCGTCCCCACAGTTGTTTTTGTAATCAGTCAGCGCTTCTTGGGAGAGGTTTTTGAGTAGGTCAGAGCTACCCACGACAGCATGGTAGATATCACGCATGACGCACCTCACTGGCTTTTTTCAGATCACGGACACGCAGCAAAACTCTGTCAATAAGGCTGATTGCTATGTCGTGCTCAATCTCGTTGGCGTCGTTCATGTAGAGAGACGCCGCCAGAAGGGTTTCAATCAGCAGCAGTTCTTCTTCGATATCGATATCTGACCATTTCAAATTAGGCATGAGATACCCCCTGAACAGGCAGGCGGCCAGCAAAGACCATCACGCAGCCAGCCGGTGACTGATCACGGGCTTCACGTTCGGTAGTGGCGGTGATGTGAATCACATTGCAAGTGCTGGCGTTGAGAGCCAGAAAACGCCATGTGAATTTAGGGTGAGTTTGGGTAGACTGCATATCAGCCATAACTGTTACTCCGATTAACGGTTTGGTGAGACGCCTCGGTACTGCTCGAACAGCCCGGGGCGTTGCTTTTTGTAAATACGCCGTGATAACGTACGTACATAACAAAATCCATACTATGAGGTTACGTACGTACATGTCAACTATCAAGAGAGATAAAACTCCCAAAGGCGAAGGTCTATCACCTACTTTCCAAATCCGCATTACCCCAGAACTGCGACTGCAGTTGAATGAAGCGGCCAGCCGCGAGGGAGTAAGCCTGGGTAATTGGCTGAAGGGGTTAGCCCGAGCAGAGTTAGTGCGGCAGGGGATCGAACCAAAAGGCTGATCAGCCAGTTTCTCGGCCAATCAGGTATCAGCAGAGTTTTCGGGGATTGGAGATCTCCCGAAAACCTGGGAGATTGGGGTGTGCGGCAAAGTCGCATACCCTCTAAATGATGAAAGAGTAAAAATTTATTTGCGTTACCCAAAACAGTTTAATCAGATTATTACTTTTTAAAATTATTGGCCTCTAAAGGGGATCTCTGATTTACTAATTTTCACTGATGAATATCCTTTGGCATCAAGAAAAATTTTCAGGCTTCTATGTGCTGATTCAAAGTCCTCACTGGGGCCAATAATAACCTCTTTAATCGGCAACTGACCAAGATTGATTATTTCCATATAAGGGATAATTAACATTCCGTTATCACGGAATGAAACAGAACCTAACCCCATATAATTCCTGATTAAAAATCTAAATTCACCTTCCTCTTCAAACCCTTTATGCTTAAAGAATGGAGTGATGCTTTTTACCAGCCACTTTAAATAATTACTTTCATTGCCAGAGTTATCATCCTCATCAAGACTTTCTTTAAAATCACCATAACTTTTCCAATACTCGATGATTTGACTTTTAATTGTCAACGTTTCTTCAATTTCTTTATAAGTCACATCCTTTGCACCTACTGAATACTTATCTAGATAAATCTCCAAAAAGCCTGAACTTGATTCTCCTGAGGCAGCATTACGCCTCAGCATTTCTAGTAACAGATCCTCATCAAAAACTATCGAGACACCTTGCTGTGATCCGCCATACCCTCTCCATTGGCTCAGTAAATCTTTATGTCGACAAAAGCAAATAACAAATAAGTTATTCATTTCATAAGTTCTTAATTCTTCAACTGCAAATTCGAAATCAATTTTCCATCCATTATAAAGTTCATCATCCCCAAAATAGTCAAGGGCCTTTATTGCACACTTTAATCCATGCTCTAATTCACTCTTGTCATTTAAGAAAGAAAGCTGTGTCGCCCAAAATCCTTCTGAATTAATTATTCCTTTAAAACCAGCTAGATTAGTGTAATGGCAGATTATTTCTGAGCTCATACATCCCCCTATATTTAAGATACACTCCATTCGCCGCGGATCCACGCCTGAACTTCAGATAATCGCCACCCCATAGCGGTTACACCGATCTTAACCCGCTTAGGGAAACGACTCTCTTTTTCCAGTTCCCAGCGGGTTGTATTGGAGAGTCCACTAAGCATACGACATTCTTTCTCACGGATCATGCGGTCGATACCTGGCATTGACAAGAGTTCTTCTGTAGTCACTTCTTTGATCATATTTGTGTTCATATTAAACCGCCTTTCTTGTCATAACAGTTACGTTCTCATGGACACCAGTTAAACAGTTTAGATAGGTGATCCACATGTTTAATGCATCCAGCTTTTTATCCAGATACTGGCTGCGGTTATAAATTCCCATGACACCGGGCATTGTGTGGCCGAGGAGTTGTTCTACGACGTAAAAATCGACGCCCATGTCGTTTAGACGGGTAGCTAACGTTCTTCTGAAATCATGAAGAGTCCAGTGGAAGTGACCTAATCGTTGGCATGTTTCCTGAGCATGGGCGCTTGCGCTTGTCTGATATACCTTCTTCCCAAGGATATAACCCTTATCCTTGTTAACAATGTGAAGGTTGGTAATCCAATCCCTTAACTCAGCAGGAACCGGTCTTACTATTTCGATTTTGTTTTTACTTTTCCCCTTTGGCACCTTCCATAACCAGTTTTCTAAATCCCAGTCTTCCCAAGTCGACTCTCTTACTTCCCTTTGTCGACAACCGAACACGAGGCATAACAGCATAAGACTTTTCATATATACGGAAGCAAAAGGCCACTGGTCTTTTATGGTGAGATGAGTCCATACATCCTTAAGTTCTTCGGGTGTAAGGACCCTGTCACGCTTTTGCGGCGCACTCCCCATATCAACTTTTCGCAAGCTGTCTAAGGCCGTTGAGTTTGCATACTGTCTCATCCTGCAAAAACGCAATGCTTGCTTGCAGTCCGCAAATGTGTGACCAGAAACGACCGGAGATTTTTTCTTAATCCTGTCGAAGCAGGATATCCACTCAGGAGCTAAACAATCACTCAAGGGAATGTGTCCGATGAAGGGAAAAATATGTTTTTCAAAGCGCCAGAGATGACCGCATTCCGGCACCCTGTGATCTTTCGCGTAGTTTTCTACCCAATACATGAGGGCATCTTTGACAGTCACAGGCTTTAGTGTCTGCTCAATAGAAATACGATTCTGTACCCGCGGATCGCGGCCATCAGCAAGCCAGCGCCTGCATTGATCACGTTTTTCTCTCGCCATTGCCAATGACATGTCTGGGTAACGTCCCAACGTCATCCAGACTGGAGAGGATTCGCGGCCACCTAGCCGAAAGAAAAAAACAAAACTTATGACGCCGTTTTTACTCACCCTCACTGATAATCCGTTTCCATCGGCAAACAGACTTTGCTGCTCTTTTGCCTTACCCAAAAGTGACTTGAGTTTTTTGTCACTTAATTTGTCTTTAGAAGCCATTTCACACCCCAACTGCAATACACATTGCAATACACAGTCACTGAAATCGGGAGAAGCATAACGAATGCCACCGAACACCACATTGCCAACTATATCTTTAAAAACAATACGATGAATGATGTATGCGTAGATCATCTAATCCCGCCGAATGTGGGTATTATGAAATCAAAGGCTTCGTTCGCCCCTTTCCCTGGCTTCGTCCATTTGCCATCAGCGCCCCTTTCTTCATAGGTCAGTTCGTCATAGAACCACTCCCCCAGCCAGTCAGGAAAGTGAACGTAGTTAGCCCCCG